GTAAGTTGCCGCTGCAAGAGCAGTCTGCCCTGAAGCCGCAACTGGTGAAGTTAGAGTTACTGTTGCTGGTGCGGAAAGCGCGCCTGAGTAACCTGAAGCAGTACCGCGAGCCATCAACATCATACGTTCTTCCATAAGCATTGTTGCATATAGAGTTGAAGTAGATGAAAGTTGGCGCAAGTCCTGATATCCCATACCTGAGAAGTTGGCGTCAAAAGAAACCGCGTCAGATAGTGAGTAAGAGTTGTAAGGAAGCACTAAGTCATCTGCGGCATAAGTGATTTGTGGTCCACGTTCAAAGTTAATTGAACCAAATGCAGTAGTTGTGCTTTGTGTAATTCCGGGCCAAGTGTTTCCAACTCCGCCAGTTCCTGTGCCTGTGTAGCCAAGAATACGCTTGACGCGGTGGCTTGTGCCAACGCCCTTCTTGCGTGGAATTCGGTTACGTAGTGGTGTAGGACGTGGTGTAAGCAACTTTGCTGGCGCTTCTAGGTCAAATGCCGCAAATGATGTGCTAAGTGGAGATGTAAGTGTGATTTCCTTCTGAATATCCTGCATAGCCAAACGCTGAGAAGCAAGTGCGTTATTAAGCGCGCCTACTGCGTCAGGTGTAAGTGACTTGTTGGACATTAGTGATTCAAGTTGCGCAACTGGTGTTGGCGCTACTGTTGAAAATGTCGCTGCGCCTGACTTGATTGCCATAATGGCAGATGGGTCAGTAACAGAGGCACTAACAGACTTATTAAAAGCAGACGAGAATTCTTCCTGACGTAGTGCCGCTTCCTTTGCAGAAGTAGCGTCAGAAAAGAGTTCCGTGGCTTTTAGTGCTGATGTAGCCATTTGTTTCCTTTCGTAAAGAGTTTTCTTGGTTAGTTGTTAATTAATGCAACGGCTTTGGCTTCAAATTCTGCCGCCAATTCCCGATAACCGCGTGACAGTTGATTGTCTGTGGTTTCTGCCGCTTTAGCACGATATTGCTCTGCCATTCTGCTGAACTCATTGAATTCAAGAATTGCTGGCTTCGTTACTACTGCGCGCTTCGGTCCGTTACCTACTGCTTTGTTCTTAGCCGTTGCCAACTCTGCCTGTAACTTATTAATTTCCTCTTTATAGGAATTAATCTCATCACGGACAGTTGCTGTTGCACTCTTTACGGCTTTATCAACAATGGCGTCAATAACGTCATCATCTAGAGCAGGTTGTTCCGTTTCTTCAACGGAATTTTTAGGTTCAACTACTTCGGCGATTTCTTCGCCTTCTGCTGATTTTTCTTTTTCGGCTTTCTTGCCTTCGGCTTCTTCTACTTCTTCTTCTGCCGCTTCTGGCTTAGAACCTTCGGCAGTTTCTTCTTCGGCTGATTCGCCGTATTCTGCTTTTTCTTCATCTTCAATTTCAAGACCAGCCTCTTTGCACATAGATTTGCACTCATCAAGTGCCATCTTGGCGTCCATATATGCGGACTTGGCTTCTTCATACATCTTTAACATATCTTCTTTGGACGGCTTCTCGGAAACCGCTTTATCTTCTTCGTGTTCCATTTTTTCTCCTATCACGGTTTCGCTATCTGTGTTTTTTTCTTCTTTTCTATATTCGCCGCCACGTGCTTTGTATTCACGTGTAACCCACGCATTTGCAACAGCCGAAGGATAAACGTCAAACTTTTCTTTGGCTTCTGCTTTTACGCGGTTGTAAAGTTCAGTATCGGCTGGCTCTGAATTACCGCCGCCGCTATTAATGTTTTCGTAATCGGCTTCTTCTTTGCCAATAAATTCTTCTACTTTTGCCAAGTCGCCTGCTGTGTCAGACTTTGCCAACATAAGTTTTGCGTTTGGATTGGCTGGTCTATCTACTAAAGAAACTTCAACAATTTGTCCGTCAATGATTCTGCCGTTAGCGGCTTTGTTATCGCGCACAATTCGTGGCGCTCTAATGCCAATTGAGAATCCTTTCAACACACCAGTTTCAACTTTCTTAACTGATTGCGCGTCCACAACTAATGCAGAAATGTAATAGCCATCAGGCTTTGAATCTAATTCTTTGGCAACGCCTGCCGCAATACTGCTGTGTTGCTCACGAATATTACCGCCAGTTTTGAACCATTCAGGCATAGCCTTTTCAAGCCAAGTGGCGTCGCAAATTTGTTCGTCAATATCTAAAGAATCATCTGTTGCTTTTCCATAAACAAGCAAAGTGCCATCATCTTGTTTCTCTTGTTTAATAATTGCGGCGTAAGTGCTGGTCATATCAGTAGCCATAGATTTATCCTTTTTCTTTTCTCTCTCGGAAATACTATCTGCCCAAGTTTTTCCTGCGTCGCCACCCCACAGTAGCCAAGCAATATATCCAGCGGAAGGATTTGAGGCGTTTCCCCAATCCTTGCCTTTCTTATCAACTTCGTGCCGTGCAAAATACGATACCATACGGCGGATAGTTTCTAACGGAATTCCCTGTCCATTTGAAAGACTTCTTGCGCGTGCCACGCCAACAGGAGTTCCGCCACGATTGAATTCACGGCGTAATTCTAAGCCGCGTTTGGCATTACTGATAACGCCTGCTGGTGGATTAAAACTTTCGGACATTTGAACTCTATGCCGAGTAAGTAATTACTACTGCGCCTGCTGCTGACGCGGCGGCTGAAATGGCATAAACAACATCTCCGCCATTAACGTAGAACGTCTGCGAATTGGCGGCGGTCAATGTTCTGCCGATAGTTGCGCCTGATGTTGCAATAGTTGCGTCACCAATAAAAATAGAAGCCGAGTGTCCGTTATAAACTGTTATCGGAGTCTGACGTGGCATTCCAGTTGGCGCCGTAAAGATTGGCTGTGCTGTTGTAAAAGTTGCGGCATTTACGTGGTTAAAAGACATTGTTAATCCTCTCCATCAAGAATATACGATAGTGCATCTTCGCCAATATCACGTGTATCAACCACATATGGCGAAATGTCACACACGCAATTTGGGTGTGCTGGCGGTTCCGTATCTCCGCTAGGGAACGTGTCACCAATACGGATAGGCGACACGTCGGCGTTCTCTTGGCATAAATCGCAAGGGTCGGCAACAATCCACTCTACCAGTTCCACGCCACTTTCCTCGTATAACTGGCGACTTGCCGTTGCAACTGCGCGGCTCATTTCAGTTTGTGCAATTGCCAAAGCGCGTTCAGAATCATCAAAAAAGTCCGACAAATCAACTTCACTAGGCGGCAAACCTTGTGCCAAAGCAGTTGCCAATCGTGTGCCGATTCTGTCTAACGTAGTGCGGTTAATGCCTTGAATTGCTACGCCGCGATTATCTAACAGCGTAGAAAGACCACGTGGCTTATTGACAAGTAAAGCGGCGGCTCTATTGCCAGCCTTCCAATTGTCCCAATTAATGCCAACGGCTCGCTGTAACTGTTGCTTAGTTGGCGCTTTATTTATCTTGGCTTTGGCTATTGAGTTCATAGCAATATCTTCGCCAAGCAAATACGATTCTAAATAAAGTGTGCGAAATGCGTTCATAAGTGGTTCAGAATCTAGGCGAACATTTGTTCGCGCCCATTGGCGCGCCTGTTCTGTTGTCATAGATTCGGCGTTGGGTTGTGCGCTTGCCCAATCTTCTTGCACTTGTGAGATATTAACGCTTTGCCGTAACGCTTGCCTGATTAAACTGGCACGTCTTGCGGCTAAGCGGACTTTAGCGCCGTTCTTTTTGCGCCACGCCTGATTTGCCATTTACGCCAAATATCGTTCGGCATACCATCTTGCGCTGTCATAATCCTTAATGCCAATAAACTTATTTAACACTTCGGCATATACAACAGGCACTTCACGGAAATTAAATGGGCGAGTAGGCGATTTCTTTAGCCAACGCAAAAACATTTTAAGTTCGTCAGCCGCTTTTAAGCCTTCGTCATACTCTGAATTTTCTACTTGCTCATTTGATTCGGTTTCTGTTGGCTTATCTTCTACATTAGGCACAGGCGCTTCTGAGCCGCCGCCTACATTGCCGCCTGATTCTATTTCTAACGCTTCTTCGGCAGGCGCAGATACGCCTTCAAGTGCGCTATCAAACGGAATAACGCCACTTTCTGTTACAAAATAAGCGCCTGTTCCTGTCATAATCATTGGCATATCGGCTATTGGCGATTCAATTAACGGCATACCGCCACGACTACGTGATTCGTTAAGAGTTAAACTGCCTGATTTGGTTTCAATGTCACGTGTCCGCGCAATTGATTCTAAATCTTGGCGTCCTGATTCCATAAACTTAAATTCAAGTTCGCGTGGCATACCCAAGTATGTATAGGACAAGTGGCTCAGCATACGTCCGACCCAGTTAGCCAATGGAATTGCACCAATAACTTCTGATGATTCGGCTTGACCAAGTTGAAAACCACCGCCACCCAAACCGCCTTTAGGGTTAAAACCGATTTCAGATGGCATTACGCCGTAGTGACCGCAAATGCTATTGACCAAATACTCATCTAACGTATCTTTGAAACGTTCGCCATAGCCTTCAAACTGAACTGGCTCCATTCCAGTTGGCAATAAACGCACACGCTTACGTTGCTCTGTTTGTCCTGCCAAATCATCATTAAAAATGTTTTCATAGGCGCGAAGCAAATCAGGGTTATTGCCAAAGTTGGCGTCTGTTTTCATAAGCAATTCAGGCGTTACGCCGTCTGTATATTCGGCACGTAGCCATTGCTGACGGCGCAAATAAATATCTGCGAGCGCAAGTGCGCGTTCTGTTGGCGAATAGCCATAAACTGTCATTGTTCGGCGATTGCGAATTAAATAAGAGAGTTCGTCTGACGTAAATTCGCCATCTGCGTTTTCTTTGCCATCTGACGCGGCAAATTCGCTACGTGGAAAGCCAAATAGAATCTGCTGAAATGCAGGATACGGCGCCTGTGGTCGCATTCCTCGGTCATCAATTAACGGCTTAATAGTTGAGCCATCTAGTATCTGTAAGCCAAGCAAATCGCCGCCTACTGATGGTTGAGGCCAAACTGCCCACGCGTCTAGCACCAAAATTTCTTCTAGTGCGATGTTAAGCCAATCGGTGAATAGAAGTCCGTTAGTAGGGTCAGGCTGTTCCCAAAATTCTCTAAGGCGGCTAATCTCTTCCGTGTATCGCTCACGTGCAACTGACATAGCGCGCACGTGATTGCCGCCAATTTCTGTAATAATCTTTTCGGCTGAATCTTCTGCCAAAACAATGTCCCACTCTAAGCCCGAAATCTTTGCCTTTAATACTTCAATACAACGGCGAAGAATATCAATCTGGTCAGCGGCGGCACGTAACGTTGCAAACGGCACAAGTTTAGTTGCCGTGATATTAATATTTTGTGCAACTTGAAATTCATAACGGCGTGGGTCAGGACGTCCGCTATCTGAACGCGGCGGATTAATGGCGCCCGGAATAATAGGCATACCAGGCGCAAATGGAACGCCTGACACCATTGGGTCACGTGGAAGTGCAACTGATTGTCCGTAAGTAGTTTGATTTGCGGCGTTACGCATATCCATTTCGGTCATTGTTACAGCGCCTACTGGCAAACGTGGACCCTTAGTTATTTCGGCGGCTACTTTTTCGGCAATACGGTCTATTAGACCCATATTCTCTCTCCTTTTATTAGCCTTGAACCACTACCCTGTATTGGTTAGAAGTTGGTGCAACAGAGAATAGCAAAGTAATTGTGTTTGTAGTTGCGTGGTTCACATCGCAGATTACTTCGGCATATGGCGCAGAATTGTCATAGACAGTTACTTGCACATCTCTAGTGCCTAAATTGTGCGTGATTGTGTAAGAAGTGGCAGAGCCATCGCCTACATCTGCACCATACTTACGAACAACAACTGCCGTATCAATGGCAACTGTGTTAGTCAGAACAGAAATACCAAGTCCTGCGCCTACTGCCAAATCTGTTGTGAGATTTAAGCCTGATGTAGTGGCAAGTTTAATTTCCGCGCCAGTTGCGCCAGTTTGTAAGCCGTATCCGCTACGTGGCTCAAAAGAAAATACAGAGCCAGTAAGAAGAACGCCGTTATTTGCTGTGTATGTGCCAGCGCCACTAAATTGTGTCCAAGTGATATTAGTAGAGCCTAGAGTTACTGGCGCGTTGTTTGTGCAAACCCAACCAGTATCGGCATTAACTGTTCCTTGTTCTACGAATACATAAGCACTTGGAAATTCTGAACCTAAATCCATATCTGTTGAACGTGTTGGCGCACCACTTGCATTAACTGTGTAAATGCCGTTTGCTGTGGCGTCTGTTTGATTCTTAATAAGAATACGATTGCCAGTTGCAAGAGTAACGCCGTCAATTACTGAACCATCATCAAATGCAGTTGCCAATGTTCCGTTTGTTGTTGTTGCGGCTACTACGGAAGCCTTAGTGTCTAAGCCTTGTGCAACTGAATCTACATAGCCTTTATTAGCGGCGTCGCCATCTGCACTTGGTGTTCCAACTGATGTGAGTTTAAATCCAGCCATTGATAAATCGGCGGCTGGTGTAAATGCGTGTGTGTGGTCCTCTTTAGATGGCGTTGCGGCTGAACCAGCAGAACCAGTTACGCCTGCAATTGCATTTGGTGTTGCTGTGCCAAGTGCAGGAGTTCCGTGTGTGTGGTCGGCGCGTGCATAGTTAGTTGATGAGCCATCGCCTGAACTTGCGCCATAAGATGTTTGCGCTGTTACTGTGCCAAAGGCGTTAGTTTGTTGCCAAGCAGAGCCATTTGAATAATAGAATAAATAATTATCTGTTGCATAATAAATTGTGCCTGCATCAACTGTTGCGGCGGCTGGACGTGCAGAAAGCAAACCTGATTGAACTGCGTTGCCTGCAACTTCCCAACGTGTGCCATTATAAATGTAAAGTTGATTATCGCTTGTGTTGTAATAAACCTGACCTGCTAATGGCGTTGCGGGCGCAGAGGCAAGATTTTGAATTACTGCATTTTGTAATTCGTTTTTGTTTAGGTCAATACTGACTAGAAATTTGCGGCTCATTGTTTTCTCCTATATCACATACGCCGTGCCTGTGAAAGCACTCGTAAAGGTTATCACCATTTGGTTTGTTGTTGGGTAACTAAATGTGCCTTCACATTGTGTTCCTGCCGAATCTAAAACAACCGCAGTTGGCTGACCGCCAAGCCCGTGATTGATTGTCCAAACGGCACTAGATACTGATTGCGTGTGCGTGTAGAAAACGGAAGCAGGGTCGCCACTTGCGCCTTGTGGCCCAGGGGCTGTTACTACAACAGTTGGAATAACTGGTTGAACAACTACTAAATCGTCACTCATCTTGTTATCTCCGCACTCACTAGAATTTGCCCTTGTGCTATTCGTGTTACTACGCCACTTGCCGTGTTCGTTACTTCAAGGTCATAGTAGTAGTAACCCTCATCAATAGCACGTGTTTGCGTGGCTGTTGCGGTCACGGCAATATTGCCAGTTAAAGCCGTAAGAGTAATGCCGCCATTTGCCGTTGTTAGTGTAAGTGCCGCCGTAGGGTCATTTGGAAGCGAGCGCAACTGTAATGCCGCCGTGCAACCCGTTAGATTTACAGGCACATACGCTACGCCGCCTGATATGTAAGTGCCAGTTGCCGTGTTTGTAACTGTAAATTGAGTTGTAGTGCGTGTGGCAATAGCCACGTTTGTTAAGTTGTATTGACTTGGAATAACGCCTGTAATAGAAACTAATTGACCAACTGTAAAAGCCTGTGTTGCTGTTGTATATGTGACAGTTGTGCCGTTAGCCGTAATGTTTGTAATTGTAACTGGCTGATTATAAATAAAGTTGATGAACCAATCGGCGCCTTGGTCAATCGTAGTGTCATATGAGATTGCCATTATTCCCCTAACTTACCGCCACAATGAGAACACATACTTGCATTTTTATTGGCAGGCATACTGCATTTAAGACAGAATTTAGCCAACGCCGCAAGTGCAAGCATACTAGAGCCGCCGTTATTTAACTCTGTAAGTGCCCACACCAGCGCGTCTAATCTATCAGGCGATTCGTTGCTTAATGGCGTCCATTCGCACATTTGATTCTCTAAGTCCTCAAAATAGCCAACGTGATGAACTCTGCCTTGTTCATACAGCGCACTAATTGGCTCGGCACGTAACTGCTTGCCTCTAGTGGCGGTTACTTTCTTTACTGGCACAGATACATCTATTTGCTTTAAGACCATCACGACCATATCGCCGCCATTGTTTGTCTCGGCAATAATCTTGTCCGCGTTTAGTTCGTGATACAGATTGACCGCTTGGCGCGCCCACGTATCAGGCGTTGCACGTAACGTTTTATCCGATAGCACGTAATAGTTGCCAGTATGGTCAATGCCAGCCGCCACTATGCCTGTTTCATCTGACGTAGTGTTACTTGTAACGGCAGGGTCAATCGCAACAACGATACGCACAAGTGGCGGCGCCTCTGTAACGCGTGCTTCTTCAATCATCTGCCGTGTCCATAAAGCGCCTTCTACATCATCAAGTATTTCGCCATACAGTTCTTGGCGCCCAAGCCGTGTGTTCTCGTAACGCAATTTAAGTTCAGCAAGTGCGCTCGCGGCTAGATTGGCGGCGTTATCAAATGTAGAGCCGCGCACTACTCTCACGCCTTCACGTGTGATTAAATCTTTAATGAGTTTAGTTGGGCGTGGCGTAGTTGTAACAATTGTTTGTGGGTGTTCGCCAAGACGCAAGCCAAATTGGTATTGGTCCCACGCTTCGGGGTGTTTAAACGCCGCTAACTCATCAAACCAACCCCCGTGAAATTGTGGCCCACGAAATCTGTCGGGTTCTTCGCCACTAAATAACTTAATGCGCGAGCCGTTAGTTAGAAAGATTTCGCCGATACTTCTGTTGTAATCTTTCAATGTGCCGTATTCACGTAACACACGCACAATGCCTGATTCGCCTTCGGCACAAGTATCGCGCACATCGCCATAAGTAGGCGCAGCAATAGCCCATCTAGTGCGTGGGTTACTACTAGCCTGCCAAGCAAGCCATTCAGCCGCAGTTCTAGTCTTGCCAGCGCCACGTCCTGCCAAATAAACCCACGTAGTCCAACTCTTATCGTTAGTCGGTAATTGTTCCGTTCTCGCCAACTGATGGCTCCATCGCACGTGGCGGCTTGCTATCAAGGAGAGCGACAAGTCTTGCGACTTCGGAATCAATTGTTGCGGTGTCATAATTAGTTACCTCAATCTGTGACTTTGTTGGCATATCTAAGCCAAGAAGTTTGGCTCGCCTTTCCATAATGCGCACTAACGCCTGCACGCCACGCGCTCTATCTTCGGGCGTTGCGCCGTTAATAATGTCGCCCCATATTGCCGCCTGTGCAATATCAAGTCTGTCCATCTCAACGTTGCGCGTTTCCGCCACTTCTGCATAGACAATGCGATTGCAAGCCGTCTGATAAGCCTTGTAAGCGCCGCTGGCGCTCGCATAGCCAAGTCGTGTAGCAATCAAGTCAAACGTAAAGCCGCCGCGCCTCATTTCAAGCACTTTAGCCTCTTTCTCTAACGTCTGAGGATTTAGTTTGCTTTTCTTAGCCGCCATTAGTTTTCCTTTCTTAGTAACGCCGTTACAATGTAAAGAATGGACAACGTATGCAACGATTGCTCATAACTGACAGGATAAACAGCGCCTGCCAATAACATTACAAACCAAGCAACTACAAGCACAGCGAGCGCCGCGCCAAGTAACGCCGTTATATGTTTCATTAGAAACCTCTCACTAAAGCAATAGCCATTTTCATTAAGCCAGTTTCATCTGTTGTTTCGCACATAGGCAATATTCGGCGTTCTATGTCGCTTGCAATCTCACGCCGTAACTCATCATCATTGGCGTTAAGTTCAGCGTCACCGAAATGCCTATCTTTACTCATTGACCGCCCCAACCGCCCCCTCTGAATATAACGCCGACAGGAAACAACATCTTCTCCATTGGCTTGCCGCAATCTTCGCAAGTAAGTTCTTGTTTATCAGCAAAGCCAAAATAAACTTCTTCTGCCACGTTACACGGCTCGCACTTAAAATCGTATAGTGGCGCCATTACGCAACGCCTCGCCGCGCTATGTGTGCCGCTATTTGTAAGCCTGCATTAATCATATTGTCCTCTACATAGTCAGGGTCAGGGCGTTTAGCCGCTTCAATCTCTTGTGCAATTAATTCTCGTATCTCGCCAATGTAGGCATACTTGTCACATATATCGCACATATTCACCACCCATACATACACTAAATATTTGCCACATCATACGTTATTTCTTGGGAAGTGGCGCTAATATCTTTGCAACTTCGTAATCGGGTTCTCCCCTAAAGCGAAAGGAACTTGTTAGGCGCGCTCTACTGACGCCCATTCGCGTTGATAGCGAACTTGTTTTGCCTTGTTTGGCTACTCTTGACGGCATACGAATAAGTTCCCAGTTTGGCGATTTGTTGAGATGATGTATCTGCGTTGGGTGGCTGGCAGTAGCGTAAACCGCTAGTCCCTGAGCGATAAGCCCTGCCGCGATACGTTCGTGAAAGTATTTGCCAAGCCCAATGCCTTGAAAGTCAGGCAACACTACGTTACGGCTGAACCGCCTAGCGTTACGCACGTGCGCGTTAGGCAAAGGCAAGATGGCGCTAATACAGGCAGGCTGGTCATTGATTAAGCCTACATACACGTGCGCCGTCTTATTTAGTTTTGTGTCTAGATAGTGATGACGTGCGAACGTGTTCCACGATTCATACTTTGCCCATATGATTTCAATTTTAACTTGTGGTCGGGGTTGAACCGACCCCCAAGTAAATGTGCCAGTATGTGGCTCGTAAATCCAATCGGGCTGTAACCATTCTTGTATGTCGTAGTGGCAACCCACAGCAACAAACTTTTGATTACGTTTTCTAACAGTATTGGCTATGGCGTATGAGCCGATTTGCGCAACTGTGCGGTCAATAACAGATGTGAATTCATCTACTACGGACAAGTCCTGATTCTCGGCAAGGACACGTGCAATCGTTACACGAAACTGTTCGCCGTTACTTAGTGCGTGAAATGGACGTAGCCACGCAGGCGGCGAACTAAAGCCGACAGATGATAACAATTCGGTAACTTCACGCATTGGCAAATCTTGCGGAAAGTCATCAATGATTGCCTTATCTTTAGACCAAACCATATTTTCCGTGCTACGCATTTTCTCAGGAAACAAATCGTTAGCCACAGTAGTTTTGCCAGCGCCTGATGGACCCACAATTAAACCAATATTCCAATCGCGTGTGCTTAAATCGGGGATATTCATTTCAATGTTTGTAATGGAACGTTCTTCTGAATCCATATCAAACAAGCCTTCAAGTTGCATTACACGCGGTGTGCGTGTGATGGCGCTTTGCAGGCGGATTACTTTACCCATTATGTGCCTTTCGTTAGATGATGATTGCTCGGACTTTTAAACCGTCTTGCGATAGTCGCAAAAGTAGTGCCGTTTGTTCGTTTTCGTCAGCACACTCAATAACTACTTCATAACGTTCGCCTAAATCTTTCATATCTGTATCGGCGTCCGAATCTTTTAATGGATTAAGTTCAAACTCTTTAAAGCCAAGTGCGTTAATATCCCAATCGGCAATATTTAACTCATTAAGTTGCGATAGCAATATTTCCGCGTCCCAACTTGCCAATTCAGCCGTGCGATTGTCCGCGAGCGCATACGCCTTAATTTTTTCTTCTGACCAATCGGCAGGCACACGCACAACATCTAACGTTTTAAGTCCAATTTTGCGCGCCGCTTCTACTGTGCCGTTGCCTGCAATTACAACATTATTGGCATTTATAACGATTGGCTTACGTTGCCCAAATTGTTTTAACGATTCGCAAATTGCGTTAATGTTTTTATCGCTGTGCTTACGTGCGTTATTTGGGTCTAGTTCCAAATCATCAATTGCAATAGTTTCCATCTTCAATTTTTCCATTTTTGCCTTTCTAGAAATGTAAAGAGAGAGTGCAGGCAGGACAGGTGCCTGCACTCTCTCCGAGCCACAGTTAAGCCGAAGGGATTAACGGCTTACGGGCTGCTTTTACCTTCGCAACGTCCTCTACGTTAAATAGAGAACGCCGTTTCTGCTTGCCGACAGGGACAAGCAGTTTCCGGTAAACCAGTTGTCGCAAATTGTTTTTTGAAATGCCTAACAATTCTGCCGCCTTATCTGAATCAATTACATTTTCCATTGTGTGCCTTTCTAAGCCCAAGGGTCGTTTGCTGTATCTGTTACTGGCGCACTAGCCGTGTTACGCGGAACAACGCCGGAACTATCAACACTAATGTCCAATGATGTGCGTTCTTTGCCTTCTTTGTCCACATAAGCGTTCCCTGCAAAGCGACCTGTAACGATTACGCGAGCGCCTTTGCGTAGATGTTCTACTGCCATTTCCGCGTCACGTCCCCATATTGTGCAATTAAACCAAGTTGTAACGCCATCTTGCCAAACATCATCTTTCTTAATGCGTGGCGTATTTGCTAATGAGAACTTTGCAAACGCTTTATTGCTTTGTGTAAATGCAATTCCAAAATCGTTTCCGATATTGCCTGTAACTGTTATAACGCCTTCACCAGCCATTTTTCTCTGCCTTCTCTAAGTAAATGTATGTGCCTTCCTCGCTAAGTGTAACAAGAGAACCATTAGGCAAAAGTAATGGATAGGCAGACGGCGTGGCGTATGTGGGAACCATATGTCCGCTTGCTGTGGCTTTTTGCACGTTTAGATGGACGGCGTTGTTACCCATATTGTGGCAGGCGTGATGTAATGCAACTAAGTTATCTATCGTGTCTTTGCCGCCGCGTGATTTTAGTTTGCGATGATGTAGTGCAAACGTGTCTGTAAGTGCGTTACCGCATAACTCACAGTAGTTTTGGCACCGTGCAAGAATCGCCTCACGTAGAGCCGTCCAATCTGTCATTTACTGTCCTTTATGAGCAATTAGATGGCTTAGTCGGCGTTTCCGTTGAGTGTCATATCAATCCGATGGACGGCGTTAGCAACGAAATCTTTACTTGGTCGGAGTCCGCCTGACACGCGCTCGCGTATTTTGATATGGACGCCTTCTGTTTCGCCATATGCTTTTTGCGCCATCAAGCGCACAACTTGTTGGTCATCTTCATATGCCACGCCAGTTAAGCCATCAAGCACAGCGCGTATTAACTTATCCAAATCAGGGCGCACATATGGCTCGTTACGTTTAACAGTTTTTGGCTTATTAAAAATAAATAGCAAGTCCATCTCTACGCCGACCTGTATTTTTGTAATGTTAGTGCCACGCGCTATCGCCGCTATCGTGCCGCGCCATAATGCCAACTCACGACCTTTAACGTGTATGGCGTGACCTCTAATAAACTTTAATGAGCCTTGCGAAACTGGTTTGCCTTTAACAAAAAAAGATTTTTCAATACCAGTTGTTACGTTGCCAGAATTGCCAAGCCACACAAGGTTTTCCGTATCTGTGTTCAACATAACGCAACCCCCTGTCAATTTGCACCGATACTAGCAGAGAATCCTCGCCTAAAATTTGGGCTATGCCAAACGCCGTGCTGTGCGGATTGTCCGCTAAATGATTCCAAGCCGATTCTTTGCCCCATAATTTGCCTAGACACGGAAATTGGTCATCTGACCAGTTATATTTGGCAAATTGGTCTTTTGCGTATTTCTTTGGGTCTTGCTTTGCTATTTGTTCAGCCGTTAATATAATTTCAACTGGCTTATGTGGCGCTTCGGCTTCGGCTGGCGTTCCAAATGGAATTAATAATGCCGTAGCCATTATTAGTGAGATTTTTTGATATTTTTCTTTTTGCATTTTGCTACTCCTTAAAGAATCCGAGTTTTGCTGGCTTCTTGTTTTTCGTAGATTTCTGCTCGTTTGATTGGGCTTCGCTCGTTAAGTCGGCGCGCCATTTCCTCACTAGATGAGGACGTGCTTTGAATGTGCGCCCTTTGTGGGTCGCATTGTGGGCAAAATAATACCCCTTCATACTCTGTTTCCACCACAATTATCTCGCCATTTCGGGCTTTATTTTCTGTCTTTGTAACGTATGTGGTGAATATGTATCCGTTATCGCAATCTATATGCTCACACCGACACTCAGGCTTCTTGCAGGCTAGTGCCATTTTTCTCCCCTAACGCTATGTTCGCGCAGATGTGCTGAACCCCCAAAAGCGCGTTATCCATCGTCCCTGACACTCTCAGAATCTGTTTGCGATTACTGATTGGCTCCCAACTGCAAATATCGTCATAAATACGCTGGCGAATTTGCTTTTCCAATACAGCAATAACTTTCTTGGCGGTTTCTTGGTCATTGCCATTTGGCGTGTTAAGTATTAACTGCCCATCTGTTACTGACCAATGGTTTTCTTTGCATACGAATTTCATTTGCCTGCCTTTCGGTTTTAATTTGCGCCGCCTATCGGCACAAACAACTGCGCACATTTTATTGTGCGCCTGCCTTTCCTGCATACATATTTTGCGCCACGCGGAAGGCGTAACTGACCAAGTCGGTTAAGTCTTTGCTTGCCGCCTCATCAATAGCCAATAACGCTATACGCCCAAAACGTTTGGTCATTTGTCCAATACGTCCAATCTCGGCGCTAGATAACTGGCGCGATTGGAGTTCCGATACATACCAAGCCGTAAGTGCAATACAGCCACCTATGTCATCACTTCCGTGTAACTTGTCCCATTCTTCTTCTACTAATTTGGATAAGTTCCAAGCGTTAATGCCATCTGCTCTTGCTAGTGCGAGTTTGTTTGCAATTACTTCTACTGCCACTTTGGCGCTTTTATTTCTAGGCGTAGGAAGGTTTTCTTCTTCTTCTGTATTTATGTATTCTGTTTTCTGTATTCTGTTATCTGTATTCTGTATTCTGTATTCTGAAGGCGTAACTAACGCGTTACCCCAATCTTCACCGCCTTCCGATTCAAGTGGCTCTGCTTCTGTTACTTTGTGGCGCTCGCGATAACGCTTCTGCCTCTCTCTAACAGTTTGGCGCTTTTCTTCCACTTGTGTCTTACTTGTTTGATGTGCCAAGTAATCGTGTATGTGAAAGCCGTTATCTTGTGGCGCTTCACGCCAAAGACCAGCCTGTGTTAGTTCTACTATGTATTGCATATCTTCATTTGCAAATCTTGCCGCGATAGTCATTGGCACAAAGCCATCTGTTAAGTATGTGCCGCAATAACACAAGCCGCTAATGTGTATGCGAAACGCCTTATCAGTTAATCCAACTATCTTTGGGTGATTTGGAAATGAATCATCTATTTTTACCCACGTCACTTATTTCACCGTCAATCTCATAGATGGGTCGCCTTGCTTCTTAGGGACATAACCTAGGAGTTTTTGAACTTCTTGCTCGTCAATAGATGACCGCCCTGCCACTTGCGACCACTTAACAGCCACACCACTTGGCGTAACGCCATCAACATTTTCTAGTAACGCTTTAATGCCGTCCTTTTTATCTTCTAGCGATTTAATATCGGCTGAAATTTCAATATATTTTTCAACCGCGCCAATAACGACCTCATCTGTAATGGTTTCAGTATTGACTTCTTTGCCTTTTCCTATACATACATCGCCAAAATACGGACAATAATGTTGGCAGAATTGAGCCGCGTGGCGTTCAGGTGCTGGCGATTCAGTTCGTTGTTTAACGTCAGCCAGCCACAAGAGTGCGTCCATAGCCATTTGCTCGTCATATTCTTCCGTGTGGATTTTTATGTGTCGTTCATCGCCGTCACGCGGTATGCCAACTAATGTTACTGTTTTTGGGGTTTCTCCGTTTTTTGACAGTAAGAAGCCATACAAATGGACTTGCCAACGTTGTTGCTTGCTTGGAAAGTAATCCAAATTCTTCAACTTGGTTGTTTTCCAATCTACAACGGCGCCAACGGACGGCACATATAGGTCAATGTGACCCTTTAAGCCGTCATATTCTACTTCGCGTTCCATTTGGAACTCACTCCAATCGGCTGATAGCGCCTCTTCAATCATCTTATGAATAGCGGTTCCCATAAGTGCTGGAAGTTTTAACGTATCGTTTGTGCGCTCGGCGTCTTGTAATTGAAGCCACACTTGTGTGCGACAGCCGCCGATTTGCGATACGCCTATTTCCACTTGCTGTGAGCGAGCGCGGTTGTTGTCGTAACTATTGAGCGCCTTCATTAACATTTCATCTATTTTCACTTTGCTGTCCTTTTCTCTATTGTTTCATTAACTATCTCGTCCATTAATTCGTCCGCAATTTGATTTAAGTGCTTACTGCTGGAGAATTTTTTAACAATTGCTTCCCATTCGGCAGGCGATAAGTCATCTTCTGCGATTGCCTCAGCGTCTGTCTTATCAAACCAAATTACGGCAATTTCGTATTCGGGTTTTTTGTTTTCTATAATGGTTCTTATAAATGAAACTCTCATTTGCCTGTCCTTTACATTTCTAAACTTGCTCTAACGGAAGTTCCGATAGAACGTGCTATGTCCACTTGTGTGCGTATGCGTTGAGCGTTGGCACGTGCCGCTTTAACGGTTGCCTCGGCTGAATTCAAGGCGCGATATAGATGTGCGTTATCCCGTAACGCTATATCTTGCACGTCCTGAACTCTTAGTTTGTCGCCTGCAAATGACAGCCTAGATGTTGCCATTGCTATTTCATAGGTGGCTTTTGCGCCGTGATATGCCACTTCTGCGTCTTGAAGAAACTGATGAGATTCATCAACTTCTTTGGACAGCCCTATTAATTTATTTTCTACGGATTGTGGCGTTACCACTTGCGTTCTCCTTTGCGCCGTAGCCACACACGGAACATCGGTCTGTGGCGTTTAGTTTCCAATTTCCACAATACCAACATCTAATTGGCTCCATTATTGTTTCCTAGAACTGCGCAGATGATTACTAACGCTTCGTCCTTTTCAAAGCCAGCCAGTATTAAATTGCCGTATAACTCAAATAAAGCCTCTA